CAGCAACGGAGAATCATGGAGACACTACGCCAATGTCTAAACGATCTGCAAGGCTCGAACGATGGAAACTAAAGGGCGGGATTCCGAAAGTGCTGGAGCTTGTCCAGTGGAAGCCGGGGCTGATGCTGATGCTGCCAGTAGCGGTAGCCCAAGCGATAGACCCGGCCTTTGCGAAACAGGCGCAGGAGATAGCAGACGCGGCGATTTACGCAATGCTTTCGAGCGATGGGCAGAGGGGTTGATGGATGATTGAGCTACTACACATGGACTGCATGGAATACATGGCAACCCTTGAGGACAACGCTTTCGATCTGGCTATTGTCGATCCGCCTTATGGGATTGATTGGTGCAAACAGGTAGAAAACGTCAACACTGGGAAAAACTGGGTGCAATATGACCGTAAAGATTGGGATTCTTCTGCACCTAATGGGGATTATTTTTTTGAGATATATCGAGTTAGCAAAAACCAGATAATTTGGGGCGCTAATTATTTTGAAGGAATGCACCCCAGCCCTTGCTGGGTTATATGGGACAAAATGCAAGAGTTCAGTGGGGCCACTTTTGAGATGGCATGGACAAGTTTTAAAAGTCCGGCAAAGGCTTTCAGGATGGCAAGATGCCAAGCATACGTTGGTATATCAAAAATCCACCCCACTCAAAAGCCGGTCAAGCTATACGAATGGCTGCTTAAAAACTACGCCAAAGAAGGCGACCGCATACTCGACACCCATCTTGGTTCTGGTTCATCTGCCATAGCAGCACATTACGCTGGCTTTGACTTTGTTGGCTGCGAACTGGACGAGGATTACTACAGGGCGGCTTGTGATCGTTTCGACCGTGAGACAGCACAGGCGGCATTTGCACTATGAACGGAGAGGGGTTGATGGATGATTAAGAAATGGGTTCTTTATGTATTGGTTTTTTGTGCGGTGCTCTTTGTTTTCTGGTGTGGTGTTGTTGATTTTGACAGAAGGGATTGGGGTCTTAGTTTCTCGATGGTTTGTGCCATATACGCTGCGCTCTTGGCTTATGTGTTCTTTGAAGAATGAACGGCGATTTCTGGATTATCAAGACAGACACACAGAAAGCTAACGCTGCGGCTGCTGTATCTCTCTGCCCGGTATCAGAAGACAAGCCATACAGCGTACAGATCAAGCCATACACGGAGAAGCGAAGGGATGCTCAGAACCGCCTGTTCCATCTGTGGTGCGGTGAGATTTCTAAGCAGGGCGGGGAATACACGCCAATCGAGATTAAGGCGCGGGCAAAAAACCAGTGGGGCGTTCCAATCCTATCTGGAGAAGATGAAATGTTCTGTGCGCTGTGGGGGACGCTGAAAGAGCGTTATTCCTATGAAGAATTATTAAAGATGCTGGAAGAAGCGGTGCGGGTTACGAGTTTGTTCAACGTCGAGCAAATGAGCCGGTTCTTAACCGATATGCAAAGAGGATCAAGCAGTAAATTCCGGCTAACCGATCCATCAATGTGTGGGCTTTAAGGAAACGGCTATGGGTGCAGTAAAGATCAAGGCAGCAGATCAATACTTTTCTAGGTGCGTTAGAGAAAGGGCGAGTTGGTGCTGTGAAAGGTGCGGCGCACAACACCAGGAAAAGAGCATGGGATTGCATTGCTCTCATTACCACGGCAGGGGCAGGTGGGGCGTAAGGTTTGATCCTGATAACTGTGAAGCACTTTGCTATGGATGCCATAGCTATGTTGGCTCACACCCATACGAACATGAGAAACGTATCAAGGAAAAACATGGATCTGGGTTATATGAAATTCTGTTACAGAAAGCTAACGACACCAGCCTGGGGCGTATTGCCAAGCGGAGCGAGTCCGAAATCAGAAAGCATTACAGGTTAGAACTGGAGCGCATGAAAGAGCAAAGAGCGGTCGGGGTAACTGGTCGAATTGAGTTTGATAACTGGTGTTGAATATGACGATCAAAAACCTGGCTGAGTACGCAACCACCGAAAGGCAGCGAGAGATTGCCGAGGTATACCAGCGAGAAGGTTCTGAGAGGAAGGCTGGCGCGGTGCTGGGGATCAATAAGACGGCAGTGAATGCGGTCATCAACAAGTTAAAGAGCAGGGCGGCATTGAAGGGCGATTCTCCAGAACACGGGCTAACACATCCCGCTGCCCCAGGATTCGCCACAAAGCGAGTTTCCACGGCATACGGTGACGATGGGGCTGTAAAGTTACAGTGGCACATTCAAGAGCCTGAAAAAGTCGCCCTTGAGGAAATACAGAAAGGGCTGGCAGATGCCTTTAGTCAGGAGCTGTCCGGCCTACATAAAGCGATCAAAGCACCGAAATCAACAGACCGGGATTTAATGTCCTGTTACCTGATCGGGGATCACCATTTTGGCATGTATGCGTGGAGTCCAGAGACGGGCGGGGATGATTACGATACGGACATATCAACAGAGCTTTTGGTATCCACTACGCAAAATCTTATAGACCGATCACCCAACAGCGAAACCGGAGTATTGATAAACGTGGGGGACTTTCTACACGCAAACGATACCACCAGCCAGACACCCACCAGCAAGGCGCAATTAGATACTGATGGTCGGATGGGGCGGGTTGGGAATCTCGCTGGACTGCTGTTGAGATCATTGATTATCAGCATGTTAAACAAGCACAAGAAAGTGGTGGTGATTAACGCCAGGGGGAACCATGACCCTGATGCCTCGATGTGGCTGAACGAAATCGTCAAAGCGTATTTCCACTCAGATCCACGGGTTGAGGTTAAAGACAACTATGCAAAATTCGTTTGGTTCGACTTCGGTCAAAACTTGGTGGTGGTTCATCACGGCGACAAGATCAAGCGCAGCCAGATGTATGAAGCGGTGACACGGAACCTGTCTGAGCAGTGGGGAAGGTGCAAGCACAGATTCGGATGGACGGGCCATATTCACCACAAGGATTCTGAGGAAGTGGGCGGGATGATGTTCGAGTCGTGGAATGTGCTGGCCCCGCCGGATGCTTGGCATGCCGGTAGTGGATACGGGGCAGAGCGATCCATGACGTGTGTGGTTTTGCACAAAGAGCGTGGTGAGGAAATCAGATACAAGGTGAAGATATGAGCGCCCACGTTGCTGAATACTGGCTGTTTCTGTCAATGGTCGCAGAGAGACACGGCAGGCCAATGGCTCAATGGTTCTATCACGCGCAGTATGAATTGGAGAAAACCCCATGATCAAGACACTGCTGGATAAGCTGTACGCGCACAAACTGGATGACGAAAAGGTAGCCGTCCTGAATATCCTGATGACCAACATAACGGATTTGCAGATGCAGGCGCTATACGAGATTGATTCCGAAGTGGGTGAGCTTTTGGAAGAAATGGAAGAACCGCCGACGGAGGAAGAATTAGCGGCAAAGTTTCCATCAATGTGCGAAGGGTGTGAGGAATAGAATGACAGACACCTTCGACATGCCCATCAAGACAGGCCCACAACTGTGGCACCATGTCACCTATTCGCCATTGAAAAAGTTTGAGGGCCAATACTATGACTCGAACGGTACACGGATTGATATTAAATACGAGAAAGGGGCAATGGCTGCGATCAATACCCTCAGTGATACGCTGAGAGTGTGGGGAAGTTACTGCTGGTCGGCAACGGTGGAAGAATCACCAGAGCTTCGGTTGAAGTGTGAGGCCATGTTGTTACCAATAATCCGCATGACGATAGGTTTGGAATCTAGGCCGGATTGGTGGCTTAGATCGGCTGACAAGCTGGCTGTCTATGCTATGAGGGAGGTGCGATACGAAAGGCCACCAGATGGCGATAATAGCCGCCTCTCGCTGTACGACAACTCGCAGCTATCTGTCAGGGCAGGGTATACACCGGGGCACTTTGAGCGGGATTGTGGGAGCCAGTGGCGGTATCTGAAACTTCTATTGGACGGATGGTGCGATCAGGCAGCTCAGCCACTGGAAGATTGGGCGCGGGAAAAGAGAAGGGCGGCATAACCCGGAGGTAACGAGCGATGAAGAAAACCAGAACTAGTGTGCGGCGAGCGGAGCGAGTCCACACCACTGCTTTGTTATGTGGGAATTACAGGGAAATTTTATGAGCTACACACTAGACGAAAACGGAACGGCACTAACCGAAACCAGAGACGGGGTAACTATGCCAGTTGATTGCAGCTTTAAAAAAGTAAACGACTTTATACATGGCAGCGGCGTGCATTTTGAAGAGTTGCAGGCTCTCTGTTTGGGTTTGGCCGCAAAAAACGACAGGCTTAGAAAAACATTGCGAGATATTAGGCAGCACCAAGAAATGATTGGTGGGAGTTTGACGAAAATGGGTGCAACTTGGCACATGGCCAATGATGCACTGGCTGACACATAACCCTTTAAACAGCCGCAAGGCATGGAGAGAGAACAATGCACAAAACTTTAATTGTCGGCTGCTTTTGCTTGTTAGTTGCCGGGTGCTCAAAGGCCACATTGACCGGCGACGAACTGAGCGAAGCTGAAAACCTCTGCGGAAACCACGGAGGCGTTTCGAGGATAGAGAAACGGGATTCTTTCTACCCGCTATTTGTTTGCGAGAACGGCGTGGCGTATCAGTACACGGCTAATAATTTAAAGATGACCACCCCAAGACCCGGTGACGGCAACTAACATTCCTGTTCGCTTGCCGCAGGTCAAGCGCAACGGGGTGTTATAGCTGTACATCCATCCATCACTGTACATATTGACAGTACGTCGAAAATATGCCACACTGTTATTAGTGTCTAATACTGGGCCTCGCAGATAGCGGGGCTTTTTTCATTCGCCTTTTGCGTGATGAATATCCGAATCCCTGCGGCATACATTGTCCGGGGGTTCAGCCTTTCGCCCATGATGGGCCTTGCCCCTCCAGCTACCCGTAAGATCAGCTCCCTGCGAGGGGTTTCTAAATTCGTGACCGCCCACAGTGGCGGTTTTTTATGTCTAGGCCAGTCAGGAGTTTGTTTTGAGCATTGGCGCGTTGCTTACAGAGAAAGTTCAGGGAATCGAGCAGGTAGTTGCCTCTGTAACGCCCAAGCTGTCTGTTGTTGGTGGTGGTGTTGCCGCTGCCAGTGGAGCCGCTAAAACTGCCATGACAGACCAGAATTGGATGACCGTGGCTGATTATGGCGTTATGGCTGGGATCATCGTCGGTGTCGTCAGCTTGGTTTTACAGGCCATTGTTTTCTATCGCAGGGATAAGCGCGAAGAAAAGCTGTTTGATGCCAAGATGGACAACCTGTTCAAGCATGACAAATTACCAGACGAATGACATGGGCGAGTGTATTTATCTGGCTAAAAACCTGATCGAACAACACGAAGGCCGAAGAAGCCTTGCCTACAAAGACAGCCTTGGGATTATTACGGTCGGGGTTGGCAGAAACCTGGAACACAAGGGATTATCCAACAACGAAATAGACATATTGCTGGTCAATGACATTATTGAATGCTTTGACGACCTATCTCACTTCAAGTGGTTTGAAGAAGCCACAGAGCGGCAAAAAGCAGCCCTGCTAGATTGGCGCTTTCAGTTGGGGGGCGCGGGTATCAGGAAGTTCAAACAGACAATGAAATATCTGTATGAAGGTGACTACAACCAAGCCGGGATAGAGATGCTTGATTCACGATGGGCACAACAAACGCCCAACAGAGCAAACGCCATATCAAGAATGATTCGGGATGTCCCCTGAAATTTCTTATTTTTGTCACCGCCGTCGCCTTAACCGGATGCACTGTTGCTGTGACAACCATTGATATTGTCACCGTTGAAGGCAACACCGTTCAAACCGAGATACCGCCATGCAGCCAACACACTACGATCTAGCTGTGCTGTGCAACGATTCTTATGATTCAAGCCGTACAGATATCTGGTCAGTAGCTGAGAATGACGCACTGGTTCGGCAGCGTGGCGGCTATACAGAGATTTCATGCCGTGGTACGGAGATGCGCGAATCTGTATTTGCTGGCAATTTCAGTATTAATGGGATTAGGAACGCAAGGGACGTATTTAAAGACCTTCGTTTCTGGCCTTATTCAATGCCTAACGGTTCACAAGTTCACAAGGGCTTTGGTCGTGCTGCGGTTTCATGGTGTGAGCGGTACGCGCTTCGCCTAGCGAAGATCAACAAGCCCATTATTCTGACGGGCCACAGCCTTGGCGCTGCGATGGCAGTACAGATGGCAGCAATCCTAAAGTGGATGAACCTAAGCGTTGCCGAGGTGGTGGTATTTGGTGAGCCTGCCAGCTTTTACTGGAAAGCGGAAGAACGCTACAGGGCTATGAAAATACCAACCACTTCCTATTTAAACGAAAACGATTGGATACAGTTTGCCCCTCCCTGGGGTTCAACTTCGGTCGAGCGTACTTATCTGAACAAAAAACCCGGTCTCAGTCGAGCCGCTCACGGTATCGAGCGGTATATGGCTGCACTGGAAAACAGGAATTTATGAACTACAAAGCAATCCTTATACATTGCTGTTTAGGTTTGATCCTTGGTCTTGTCATAGGCTGTTATGCCTTTGGCGATGTTAAGACCACATGGCCTAACCTTATCATTGCCGACGAGAACGGTGTGCCAATCGAGGGTGTTCCTGGATCAACAAGCAATGAAAAGGCGCTGGAGAAGGTGCTTAACCTTCCCTACGGCACTTACAAAGTGATCCGTCCAACGGCCACGATTGAAACAAGCGGTGATGCTGTCACGCCACCCGATGACGGCGTGGATGATCCAGAACCGGAGCCAGAGCCAGAAGAACCGCCCGTTGTGGTTGATCCCACGCCAAGCGACGAGGTGATTGTTTATACCCGCGTCCCTCGCACTCACGGTGAACACACTGTCACACTGAGCAGCGGTGAGTACACCAGTGGCAACTGGGACTATATGGACTCCCTGCCGGAAGTGGGTCGCCAGTTCGATGGCTTCAACGCGCCGGGGCAGTTGGTGTTGCTGAACACTAATGGCATCGAGAAGATCATTTATGACTGTATGAACGCTGAGCGCCCCTGTGTGCCGTTCGACGCCATGCCGTCACTGGACGGCTCAAAGATTGCCTTCTCTGTCTACTCAGCCGACGGACTGAAACCACCGTGGCCCGAGAATCGCAACTACCCGCCTCAGCAGCTCAATGGCTCGAACACGGACGCCCGCATTTACATCTATGACATTGCGAGTGAGTCTCTGACCGCATGGCCCCACAATCAGGGCAATAAAGACATTTCCCCGATATGGTTGCCCAACGGAAAAATGATGTTTGGCTCCACTCGGGATGGGTTTTATGCGCCGTTTCGGGATCGCATAAACCACTCTGGGGATAGAGAACCCCGCATCTACATAGCAGATGAAAATGGCACGAACGTCAAAGACATTACCCCTCACGAAGTGACGGCGGCCCTGCACCCCTTTCTATTGAATAATGGCCGGGTTGCCTACAGCTCGCAGTGGTTAAGCCACAACTTATCGTATGGCTCCACCAATGGCAGTATTAATTGGCCCGGAACCAGTAGCAATATGTGGCAAATACTGGATATGGATTACCGTGGCGGGGATATGACAGCATTGATTGGGGCACACGGCACCCGATTGATTGGCTCAAATCCTCGCAGCAATACACGAAAAGCCCTGCACTTTTTGGGTCAGCGGGCCAATGACGACATTTGCACAGTGAATTATTACCGAGCCAATAACCTCGGCCTGGGTGATGTTGTGTGCTGGGAGCCTGAACTGCACGGCATTGAAGGCCCAGCGCCAGAATTTAATCCAGAAAATCTTTACAGCGCAGCGATTTGGTCTACTTCTGAGGACGCCACATCCCGCAAAGATGAGAATGGTAAATACCTCGGGAAAGTGGGCTGGCCCGAAGGGACTCCAGACAATCAACTTCTATTGTCCGTGGGTAACGGCATGTGTACGCAAGTCGCAACAGGTGTACCCAGCACCCCGGACAAGATCGGAGACGACATCGGCTGTGATGTGGGTCTGTATAAAACCACCGTGATACCAAGTGACTCGCCCGATGATCTGGTTAAAATCGTTGATCGCCCAGAGTGGCACGAGTTCAGCGCCCGTGTGGTGGTATCGAGAGACATCCCCACGCCCGCACTGGTCAACACCGATGACGGCTCCTGTCAGATTGCCAGTTCTGATGCCGGGTCAACCGATGCGCTCAACTACCGCGATGCGTGGGTATTTAATGAGCAGTACAAAACCGTCAACAACAACGGCGCGTTGATGGAAGCCATAGATCATAGCGAATTGGCTGCAATCCGATTTTATGAGGTCATCCCGAACCGCGAGTATTCTCGCCCACCAAACCGAACAGGAAACAATTTAAGGCTGTTGGGTGATGTGCCACTGTTGGCGGACAAATCTTTCAAGGCGGAACTGCCCTGCGAAACGCCCTATGTGATGGCGGGGGTAGATTCAGACGGACGAATCATTAAACGCGATCAGGTTCCACAATCACTGAGAACCGGCGAGAAGCGCGTTTGCTTGGGTTGCCACCTTCACGGTGAGGAAGGCAGACCCTATGAACAATCTATGGCGTTTGGTGCGCCTGCGTTCGACCTGACAGAAGCCATGCCGGTGCCCACTTACACTAAAGACATCAAACCGATCTTTGAGGCGAAATGCACAAGCTGCCATGCGGTTGGCGGTGATGTGCCGCTATACGATTACGATGATCTGGCGCTGGACTACGCGCAGAAAGTATTACCGGAACACCTGAAAGTGCAGATGACCAGCTCCACCAACGAAACCAGAAAGTATGGTTTACAGCGGCCCTACACCAGTAAATACGTCAACAACATGTATGCCCGTGAAAGCCTGCTGTACTGGAAGGCCGCGAACGAGCGCACCGATGGTCGCACCGATGACCTGTATGCCGATGATATTGATTTTGGTGCCGATCATCCGGTAGACCTGACGCAATCAGAAGTCGATCTGGTTGGCGATTGGCTGGACAGTGGGGCGGCAGAGTAGTGGCCCAGTATTTCACTGATTTTTCTGATCAGACCGCATCCACCTTTCCTAGTGGATGGACTGGTAGGATCACGCAAACTACTGATTGGGAAATCATTAGCGCCCCGTCGCCACACGGCAAAGCGATAGCGTCCACCACTGGATCAAGCACTAGAAAGGCTATCACATGGGATACGGTAGGCACTTCAACAGATTTTGAGGTCTATTACGAATTTGGCAGTGATACGGGTATCACTCTTGGCGACCGGCGTATAGCGTTACGGCTTGACACATCAAAAAACACCAGTTCAGCAACTGCACATTTGTATGCTGTTGGGTACAGGCATCCAGACAACTATGCTGGCAAGTATGTAAACGGTTCATTTACAGAAATCTCCACAGCGTCAGAATCTCCGAATCCTGGTTTTACTAATGAAGCTGAAGTTTATGCGTGCCGCGTCAGAATAAACGGATCTGCCATCAAGGTAAGGGTCTGGGATAAATCTGGATCAGAGCCGGGAACGTGGGATTTAGAAACCACAGACACTTCTATTGCAGGCGCTGGGGCTGTCGGACTTTTTTCTTTTGATAACTCTACTTCAACTTACGTAAGTGCCTTTGGTGTTGGCACAGGCGGTGACTCTGCCCCGACCGCCACCGTTGAAGATTCATCGGCAACCCCTCCAGGGTTACAAAATCTCGGCAGGCAGTTTACCACTATCTCAGCACATAGGCTTGGAGGCGTTTTACAGTGAGGATTCCGAGCGGAACCACAGACCAATATATTTACTTTGTGGCGGTCGATGCGACTGACTTTGCCACCAGAGAAACCGGGCTATCGAGCTTTACCGTTTATCGTTCAAGAGATGGAGGTGTGGCTGCTGCAATGACCACGCCGACGATTAATGAAACAGACACAACGAATATGCCGGGTGTGTACGAATTACTGCTAGATGAGGATATGACCATCGGCTCCGGTAATGATACTGAGGAAATGGTTTTCCATATCACCCACGCTGGTATGGCTCCGGTCACAAGAACCATTGAACTTTATAGACCAAAAATAACAGTCGGGAATACTTTGGATGTGACCGCAACAGGCGCGGCTGGGATTGATTGGGGCAACGTCGAGAACCCCTCAACAAGCGTAGACCTTTCAGCTACTGCTATCAATCTTTGCGATACAGTGACAACGAATACGGATATGCGCGGAACAGATAGCGCGGCAACGGCTGCTGCGTTAGCAACGGTCGATTCTAACGTGGATGCCGTTTTGACTGACACCGGAACCACGCTGCCAGCAACACTTGCCACCATAGCGGGTTACATAGATACAGAGGTTGCTGCTATCAAGGCAGTAACAGACGTTATTCCAGATGCCGGGGCTATGACAAGCATTGCACAGGCTTCGGCCCTGGCTACGGTTGACTCGAACGTGGACGCCATTCTTGTGGATACAGGAACAACACTACCTGCCACATTGACGACTATCGAGGGCAAAGTAGATACCGTTGACACTGTTG